GTCTTCACCACTCACCGTCTCACGTTGACCATCGATGAACACCTCACGAGCAATCGTGTTGGTGGCACCGTCAGCCATGAAGTAGGCGCTCGATCCGACAACCACAGGTGCCACGAAGAGTGAACAGGGGTAGCTGGTCGAGTTGGTGATCCCCACCGTCTCAGCAGAGAGGACGTTTGAGGATGACAGACGGAACTGTTGTTTGTCCGAGAAGAGGACCAGTTCGTCAGAGAACGATGCCGCATGGTACAGTGTAGAGACCCGGCCAGTAGCGGATGCCACGTCGATAGGGTCAGAAGCCAGAAGCTGGACGACGGTTGAACGATAGAGATCCTCGAAGATCGTGGTTGAGGACAGGATCGCATTCTCTTCACTCAGGAAACCGAGGCGTCCCTTGAAGAGGAACATACCGTTGATCTTTGAGTTGACGAAAGTTGGATCAGGGTTGCTATCAGCATCCCCCGCTAGACGCTCGGTCCAGAGGTTCTCACGAAACTCAAAGGTGTTTGGCGCAGTCTTGACGAGGACGTGGGGCATTGTTGACTTGGTCAGTTCCCGCTTGGCGTCGTAGCCTACGGTCTCCTTCCAGATGCCCTCTTCATAGGTCACCCAATAGGACGCCGTAGTGTCGTCAAGGTTACCCTGCAGCTTTATGATACGGCCTTCGATTTCGTAAGGAGGCAGATCATCGAACTCTTGCAGACTTTCAGTGTACGTGGTCATGGACCGTCCACCAAACTGGTCAGAGACCGTGATGATGTCACCCGAGGTGATACTGAATGTCAGGACTGAACCGACAGTGACGGCGTCGGTGTAGCCCTTGATAATTGCGTCCGCTGCAAGAGCCTCGGCGATCTCTGAGGTGCCTTCAAGTGCTGTCGCGGCTGAGGTGTTGGTGTCCGTGGTAAACGTGGCTGCGAGGACGTTGTTGACGTAGATTGCATAGGGGACCGCGGCTACGGCCTGCTTGATGAAGATTGAAGCGCGGGTTGTGGGGTCTGTACGTGTTTCTGTGAGGTCGGCAGCAGTGACTGTGATCTCGTTATTCAAGATGAACGTGGTGTCCGCCACGGTGACGAAGCGCATTTTCTTCCACATATCGGTTGTTGGCAGATACGCTTTACCGTTTGGATAGGTCACGGTCTGCTTGACGCCTTCTGCGTCGAACAACTCGAGGTCACCTGAGCCACACACGAGGATGTACTTCTCAGCGAAGCTACGGTCGATCATGTGGACAGCGGAGGTGTCACTCACGGTCATGCTGTTGGCCAGTGTGGCTACATACTCAGAGGGTGGACGTTTCATCAAACCAGCCACGACGGACGGGAACGCATTGATCATCTCTTTACCGGACGTGCGTAGACGAGAGGGGGCGGGTTGCTGGGAGACCCCAGACACTAGGTTTGGGATCGTGCTGGCTACTAGCGGCATGGGGTTTCCTTAGGGTTAACGGCGGTTCAGAATGTTGAACGTGGTGTAATTACTCGACAGGGCGTTCAGGTCCTCGACACGCATCTGATCGGCCAAGAGGTTCGCCATAGCGTTAGCCTCGTCGCTGCCATCGGACTGACTTGTGGTGCCATCGATGCGGTCCTCAAAGATACGAGCAGCGCGGAGAGCGATGTACCGACGTGCTGTCTCGGGGAGTTCTTCGAAGGTGAGGCCTAGGGTTAGCTCGACCTTGATCGACTTGGTGAACACGTAGGTGTGGTTGTCACGGTCGTAGAGGGTTTGGCCTCGTTGAATAGCGTCCACGTCAGCGTCTTCGGCTGTGGTGTCCACGGATAGTGTGTTGGATGGTAGCAGGATATTTCCGACGCCATTTGGGGTGAGCGGAAAGTTCTTCTCGGTGTTCCAGTACCAGCCGAGGGACTGCAACTCGCGGTTCACCTTGCGGACGAAGTTGAGTGCGATTTGAGTGTCTACCCCGAGGTCACCAGCGATGGTACTGACCGGGGATTGACCGATGTTCTCTAGGCATTCGTTGACGGCCTCGAGTTCGGATGTAGGTGTGATCAGAAACGACATAGCGTGTCCTTCTAGGGGCTGAATTTGAAATACCCCCCGGAATTAACCGGAGGGTAGGCCTTACGTGATCGTAAGTATTACACGGCAGCGCGGAGTTCGCGGATACCTTGTGGGTTCACAGCACCGTGGCCGACAGCCATCTTGGAGACCATGAGAGTACCCTGACGACGGATGTCGTATTCGCTCTCAGAAGCCATTTCCAACAACTTGACAGTACCGAGTGCGCCACGCTGGAATACCAGAGCAGAGGTGTCGGATGCGTCAACTTGGTACTTCGTGCCGAAGTCAACAGTGTCAGTCGTGTGGTCAACAGCGAGGTTGCTCGACTTCACGATGGACATACCAGCGACTTTCATCACAGTACCGTCAGCGTAAGAACCGTTGCCGTTGTTGAAGTCACGATCAACCAGCTTGTCGTTCTGAACCAGTCCGTAGAACACGGTAGGTGTCACGATGACGAAGCGATCTTCGGCTGGCAGGAACAGGTCGTCCATAGCAGCAGCTTCCGCATACAGCGCATCAACGATGTTCTGGATGGTTGGCGTCAGGGAACCGAGGTTCGTGGACACAGCAGCGCCCATTTCAGCAACAGCACCGGCAGTACCAGCACGAGCAGACTTCACAGCCAGCGACAGCAAGTTACGGTCGAATGTCTGAGCCAAGGCTTGGCCCATCTGAGTGCTATACTCGGAGCGGACTTCGTAGTGGTTCTTGGCTTCGTCAATGTTCGCGATGAAGCTGTCAGAGATCAGCAAATCATCGATGGTTACGACGATCTCGCCGTGGTTGACATTCTTGCCGAGGATTTCAGCGCCGGGAGTGTGGTAAGACGCAGTGATGCGGCCCATGCCCGGGAACGAGGCAGATTTGCCAGAAGCGATGTTACGGACGCGAGTTTTGTCGGCCATAACTGTACGGGCATTGAACGAAGACAGAACTTCGCCAGAGAAGACTTTGAGGAACAGAGCATCGACAGCGCCAGCTTGGGCGATCTGGCCTGAACGTGAGACGTTAGCAGCAGTCATTTGAATTATCCTTAATGGGATTGAAGTTGTGGGGTTTGTTGTTCACCTCTTGACTTCACAGCCACGTCCCATGAGTTATCCTCCGCAGAGGGCTACATGATCGAATGTTTGTTCGGTGTGTTGGGTGGGTAGAGTGTGAGAACCGTCGTTCTCTGGAAGCACTCATGGAGACACCCAGAGGCGCGTTACCGGAAACCGTGCTTGCCTAAGGTTCGCTAGGTTTGAGCCGGGAGAGGCGGGGTGTCTTCAAGAATACTTGAGGTGTACCGAGGGCCTCCCGAAGGAAGCCCCCTGTTTTCTTTAGGTTAGTTTGCCCATCAGCATTTTGAACATCACAAACAGCAGCGGCAGGCGGATGTTCCACTTGTGCTGTCGTTTGTCTGATATGCGGGGTTCTATGTTGTCCACGTAGCCAGCGCCCTTTAGCCAGACGATGACATGCGCTTGGCCCTCGTTAGTCCAGCACCAGTAGAACGCAACGCGCCGTGTTAGGACGCCCCAGAACATGCGCACGGTGCCATTTGAGTATAGGTAGGCCGCAGTTACTGCATGATCGTCACAGTCCCCAGCCCCCCCAGCCTGCAAGATCCGCCAGCTATCAAGCCGCCCGTCAGCTTTGTACTGGAACGCGGCTATGAATTTATCTAGGGTCAATAGCTGTTACCCCCAAGCCATTCATGGCCCGGCAGTCCTTTAGACGAGAGCCAAACATTGACTTGATCAGGCTGGAAAACCTTAACCCCATCAATCTCTGCGTAGTCCAATGCACCGCCGCCAGTTTGACCGATAGTGCCGTTGCGTTTTGCCCATCGGACAATCTTGGACTTAGCTGCTTGGCCTAGTTCCGTTTCGTCTACTTCTGCATCTTCATCTGCGACATCGAAAGACAAACGCACAAGGTAAACAAGCCCATCAAGATACTGTAGGTCGGGGGTGTAGAAGCTGATCG